CACGAATCCAACGATGCTTATATCCAATTGGAGCCTCTGGAGACTCTAATGTTGATGGAGCTTTCCATTGGGCTTTTCTTTCAGTTTTTTCACGAGATACTGCCTCTCGGTTAGTTCTATCAGCCATTTTTAACTCCGTTTATTTTCTAGTTTCGCTACTTCTTTAGCGTAAGTTTCCAAAGGTATTCGCATTTTGTTAGCAAATGCCACTTGCCCCGGCGATAATTGCACCGATTTCTTCCGTCCAGACTTCACAGACCGCCCATTAGGCGCAGGAGTTACGGCTTGGACGCTTGTACGTTTCTCCTGAAATTTATGAGGGAACTCAACTTTCATACGTTTGTTGATCTCCGAATAATATTCATCAGTAGAAGGATCAAACCCTTCTTCTAATACCAACTGTTCATGCACAGCTTGCGCTCCTCTTGTCATAACCTTATCAGGACCAAACCAAGAGTTTTTAGAAAGCCAAGATTGTAATTTTGGATCTTCTGGTTGAGCTTTCCTTTGAGGTTGTGGTTGAGGTTGCTGCACTTGTTGTTGTTGCTGCTGTTGCTGTTGAGCTTGCGTTCTAGCTGATTCACCTTTTTGAACTCGTAGTCTTTCTTCTTCAACAGCAAGTTTAGACATAATTTGTTGAGCTTGAGCCATCTTTTCTGAGTCGCCAGCTTCATGCGCTTGCTTGTAAATTTCTTTAACTTGTGCAGATTGACTCTTAATGCGATTGTCGTACTCTTTTATGTAGCCTTGATCCAATTGACCTAGCTTTTGCTTTAACTGTTGATTTTCTTGTTCTTTTTGTTGTGCAAAGTTGTATGCAGCTTCAGCTTCTTCAATCGCTTGCTTTCTTTTAGCAGTTAATTGATTAATACGTTTTTTTACATTATCGCTATATGATTCAAGTTCTTCGCCTGATTCTTCATCTCGAACATTTGTTCGGGTTGATCCAGAACTTTCTTCGGAAACTTCAACACTTGTTCCTTCGGAAAGATCATCTTGATCTATCTCAACAGAAGTATCCTGTTCTTCTTCTACTAAATTTTGAGCTTCACTAGACATATTTATATCCCTTTGTTTACTTTATACATACGAAACGTCTGATGGGTCAAGTATTGTTGCAATAATATTGTCATCATTTATCAGACGAACCTCAAGTCCTTCCACTTTGAACCTATTTCCTGCATATCTTCCCATAAGAACCCAATTTTTCTCATCACAGTAGGCACCAGATGGGAATTTATCAGAGTCTTTATATGCGTCTGGTCCAAGCTTTACGACATAAGCAGCGACTGTGGCGAAACTTTCCTTGTCTCTTATGTCATCTGGAATAAATACGCCTCCCTTAGTTTGTTGTTTCATGTAGTAAGGAATAACAAGTATTCTCCAACCTGTAGGTTGCGGAAGTCTTTCGAGTGTTGAGTTTTTAAAAGTTGAAGGGTCTATAGAATTTTTTGATTCCTCTATTTTAGGAAATGCTTTTTCAACTGCTTTAGGTATAGGACTTGAAGCTCCTATAACTTTTTTCTCAGGAACGTAAAATTTCTTAGTCATCTAAATCTAAGCCTTTCATCGAGGTTACAATTAAATCTTCAACATAGGTCATTCCTCGTATTTGACCCACTGTGAACCGATACGTTTCTATCGTATCGCATGAACCACTCGCCAAAGCCTCCGCAAAGTCTTTTTTGCGCTGGCGAATGTCTTTTAAAAGATGTTCCGCTAAAACTATAGCGTCCATATATATACTCCTTTTACCATACTACAACAATATTTAGTATAGTAAAGCGTATATTACCATAATACAATATTAAACCTGACGCATTCTTTCTACTAGACGTTTTGATCTTTCGCCAACTTGATTGTACCAGCGTGAGTCAACCATCTCATCCGCTGCCTTGTCCCACTGTCGAGCGTCAACATTTCTCTTCATGCCTTGAAATGCTTTCATTCTTCCCAGACCCATGTTAAACAACATATTTGCTATAATTTCTTGTACAGTCTCAGGAAGATCGTCAAAGTCATCGTACAGCCTGTAACAATCTTTCTGTACACTTTCTAAGTCTTTTTCAAAACATTCAATAACACGATTTTCAGATACAGCAGTCCCAACAGGTTGACCGTGTTCAGGATCGCTTTCAAGAATTAAGTGACCAATTCCGTGTGTGGGCAAATTTAAGTGATCCAGATAAATGACGTACTTACACCCCTCATCTATTTCTAACTGTTGTCTTAAACGATCTATATTCATTTAATTTTGTCCTTTTCACTTCTTTCTTTTTCTCGTCTTTGACAAGTAAGACAAACTTGTCTCATCTGTCTCCATTTTTGTTCAATCGTATATATCCAATATACTTTTTTTGTTTCGTCACAAACGATACAGTCTTCTTCTTCTATTTCGTCAAGCCCTTTGTCTTCTCGTATGAACGTAATCCACCAATTCCGAGCATACCTCCCAAAACCGTGAGGAGGGTAGACATGTCAAATTCAGGTAGTTCAGGTAAATCTACTCCAGAAGCTGTTAAGACAAAAACCAAAATAGGTTGCAGTACAAAATGATAGGCAAAAGCAATTCCAGATGTCCAACCGATAAAGGGCCTCCAACCGCCTTTAAACAAAGAACCTGACGCTGCTTCCGCTTTGTTTATCTCTAGCTGTGCAAGAAGTGACTGTTGAGCGTGAGTATCCGCCATCGTGCTTAGTTCAAAAGCCAACCTAGCTTTTTGATCTTTATCCTCTATAACTTTATCAAGAATGCCCGTTACAGGCCCTATAAGGCTAGTTATTAGACTCATTAGGAATCTCCTTTGGAGAGGCTGCGATTGTAAAGTTTACACTAAACGACCGTCTTTCTCCAACAGTTTTAAAGGGATACACACAATGATGCAGGTGTGAAGGAAAAACAATAAAGTGTCCTACCTTTGGTTTCATTAAAAAGTTTGATCCTGTATGATTAGCAGCGTGACCATATACAAACTGTATATGACCGTGTGATGGGTGGTGGTTTTTATCGTCTTCTTCCCACTCTTCCTCAATACCTTCAGGCAATTGTAAGTAACCAACGCAAGAAAGCATTGATCCTAAATGTACATGAATAGGGTTGTACTCATTTTCAAACTGTCGGACAAACCAACTACTCGCTATATCAAGTCTATAGTCTAAAACATCCGGTGTTATATTTCGTGTACCCATAGATGTATAAAGTTCTGCATGGCTTTGATACCGCATTAAGAACTGACCCATCTCATCTGTCCACGCCTTGTTTAAATCATCGTTCCACTTTAATTCTTCTTTTACTTTACCTACAAGATTGCCAGACCAGTCCTCCATCTTATCGTCTATAGCCTTATTGCATGTTTCAATAAACCCATCAGACATTTTCTTGTATCCTAATATAGGACTAAACGGTGTCAATATTTCTTCATCATTTTTAGGATTGTATATATTTGCCATTATCGAACGGCTCCTCGTATGTTATTTTTTTGTAGTTTTCTTTTTCAACACGGACTTCAGTGTTTTAGCTTGACCTGCGTGAGTCTTTGACGCTTTGGTTAAACCCTTGATAACTTTCTTAATTTTCTTATCCGCCATTAGTTACTCCCTCTTGATGCCCAACCGGCTACGATGCCGACAATACCTGTTATACTCATTTGCAGAAGCTCAATCACACTTGAGTCTAAGTCTCCGCCATGCTCTCTCGCCATCATAAACTCATCTACAACAATTAATCCTAGAAGTCCCATCAAAGAGACCCCCATTATACAAATCGTTAGATCTTTTATATTCTTCATTTTGTCATTTCCACTTCTGATTTGGTTTTTGACGTTGAACCTGTTGTTCTACTAAATCCAAAGTACGCCCCCACTAGACCGCTTAACGCTATGTATTGTGTCATTATCGCCCCGTCTGCATGAGCCATCCTCACGGGGTCCCAAATCGTTGCTACCGTTGTCACAGTCATAAGAGCCAATGCTATGTAACACATAATGCGTCTGTTGCTTTGGTAAGCCTTTTTATCTGGTATCATTTCATTCATTTTACTATCATCCAAGGTGGGGGTGGTGGCGTTATTGAATCTACATAAGAAAGCAATAATAACACAAGAGTATAGAAAATCAACTGACTAGGGCTTAAACTCAATTGCTGCCCAGATTAACAAACCCCCTCCACCTAATGTTATACCCATTCCTAAAAGTATTGATAAAAAATTTAATATTTTATTCTTACGAGCTATATCTGCGTATTTAGACTCTCTGTCTTTTTGTGCCGATTGCGCTCTCATGCGTTTGAAGTTTGCAACTCCAGAACTTCCTCTGGTTTCCCAGATAATTTTTTCAAGTTCTTTCTCCATGTCGATGGCTTTGTAGTAAGCCGTTAATTCAGATAAGGGATCGTTCTTATTTCCAGACTTCTGAGCAGCCTTCGTTCCGTCTATAAAGTTAAAGACCTTATTAAGGTCCTTGCCCATAGCAGAAAGATCCTTTCCAAGAGAAATTCCTTTCTTTAAAGCAGTAAACGAAACAAGGGCAATACTTAACGGGTCCAAAGTTTAAACGCCTATGTAACTTCCGCCACGCTTTGCAG